TTAACCGCCAGTAGCCGCGCTATCATCATTAGAAAGTTTTAGCCCACATTCACATTTATCGCGTTCACCACAGAAAGGACAAACACAAGTACAGTTTTCTATTGGGTTTTTACAATCATCACAAGTGGTAAAATCTTCATCATTAGTTGAATTCATGAAATAACATAAATTCAATATTATAAATGGTTTAAACTAGATTCAGGTGTTAGTAAGACCAATGTTAATGGCTGGCATTCACAAACAGATATGAATCATAAAAAAGAATATGAACCTTTAATTAAAGAACTGTTTCAAATGCAAAATGAAATTATTCAAGAAGAATATTTAAATGAAGAAAGAGAACCTCTCATTGGTAATATGTGGGCTAACATAAACCCACCTGGAGGGTACAATCAAGCCCATATTCATCCTAACTCATTATTTTCTGGTGCTTATTATGTAAAAGCGCCGCCTAATTCTGGTAGATTAGAGTTAATGGATCCAAGACCAGGAGTTCAACAGAGTATGCCACCTAGAAAAAAGGTAAAATTACCTAGAGAATTGTGGCGAGAAACTTATTATGATGCGGTTCCTGGAAGAATTATAATGTTTCCTTCATGGTTGTGGCATAAAGTAGAACCTAATAAAAGTAATGATATAAGGATATCAGTATCCTTTAATTTTATAATGTGATGGCCTTAAAACCGCCACATTTCATAAATAGAAAGGTAGAAATGACAAATTTCACAGTTAAAATATGGGCTTATGATCACTATGCTTCTTTTGATGTAGAAGCTGCTGATAATGCTGAGTCTATTGAAAAATCTATCCTTGACAAAATTGGAGAAAAGAGTATAAATTGGGAATCAACGGGAATGTATAAACATGTCCCTAATAGAATAACCTATGAGGAGGTTAGTCATGACCGAAGACCTGTACAAACAAAAACGGTCCTTGGAGTTGAGGTGGCAGTTGGAGTATGAGCAACAAGGTAAATATACTCTGGACATGGTCGAAATTGATGAGAAAATTAGAAGTATCATCACTCAGATCAAAGCTGAAGAGTTTAAAATTGCTGATAGAGAAAGTAAAATTAGTAGTTCAGCCGCCCAAGTTTCTGTGGCAACTTAAATAAACGCCACATCGCTGAAATCGTACTTTTATGCAAGGATCTCTTGCACTCTACTCAAAACTACTATATAAAAAAATCACTATACAATTAATTTAGAACATAGACGCGTGTAGTCGACGGCCTAGAGACTATGTTCAGAAACTAGGAGGATTTAATTATGGCAACAACAACGTTTAATGGAACGGTACGTTCCGATGGCGATATAAAAGCAACAACTAAAAACACAACTACAGGAGTATTTGTAGATTACGCTGTTATAAAAGCAGCGGGTGGTATGGAAGTAGAAAAAGTTGCAAGCACTGGAAACAACATTGTAGCAGTAGGTACTTCAACAGGTACTAACAATGGAAGTTTAGGTACAGCAGCTACTATTTTCAAAATCACACCAAATGCGCATGGGTCAGGAATTGCTGATGATGCAATTAACACTTTTGTTAATAAAATTGGTGGTCTTATCTACACTACTATTCTAATCGATCTACATGGTGGATTAGCTTGTGGTGGTTCTGCTGACGATGTTATTGGTACTGATGGTGGAGCAGCTAATGCTTACATCGCAGAACTAACAACTGGAGTTAATGGTATTCCATACAGCGTTGAAATGAGCTGTGTTGAAGCACCCACAGGTGGAGACCCAGATATTAATTTAGTATGTTCAGCGACAGCTACTGATGCAGAAAATGCAGCGGTATCAACTCCAACAGTCGTTGTAAATGGTGGTGACTGGACTCTTGGCATGAGACAACAACATGATGCCGGAGCTACTTTAGCAGCACTTTCACTAAAATATCTTTACCTAACTTGTGGAACAGCTACTGAAGCTGCTTACACAGCAGGTAAATTAGTTATTAAAATCACTGGCGCAGCTTTTGATTATAATAACGGCTAATAAATAAAACATGATGGGGCTTCGGCCCCATCTAGTAATCTTGATTAAGGAGGGATTATGGCAGACGTAGTAACAGGACCAACTATCTTGCAACAAAATGATGCAAGAGTGGTCATTAAAATAGTAAATCAATCAGACGGATCAGGTGCAACAACAGTATTTGGTGACGTTTCGGCAATGGCAACAAACGAGAATGGAGCATCTTGTCTTCACTTAGTATTACAAAGAATATGGTTTTCATGTCAAGGTGGTGATGGTGGAGATTCATACGCACGTTTAGACGAAGAAGACGATGACGGTGATATTCCAATTATCGGTTTAACAGGAACAGGCTACTGGGACTTTAGAGAATTTGGCGGAATGAAAACTGACAAATCATCGAATACTAATGAAAGTGATGTTAACTTAGTTGTTCCAAGCACAGCTGATGCCGCGAACATGTATACAATTGTAGCAGAATTTAAGAAGTTATATTAGGAGGTAGCGCATGGCGAATACTACTTCTGGAACAGTCACTTTTGACAAAACGTTTTCTGTTGATGAAATTATTGCAGAAGCTTATGAACGTATAGGTTCACAAGTAACTTCTGGTTATCAATTAAAATCAGCAAGAAGATCTTTAAACGTTCTTTTTCAAGAATGGGGTAATAGAGGTTTGCACTACTGGGAAGTAGCTGAAACTAATATTGATGTTATCGAAGGACAAGCTGAATATACTTTTTATAGAGCATCAGGTGATGGAACAAGTTCCGTAACAACTGCTCCAGCAAGCGTTTATGGTGTAGCAGATATTCTTGAAGCAACACTTAGATCTGATAGAACAGCAACAGGTCAATCTGATTCTTCTCTTACAAAAATAGCTAGATCTGCTTATTCAGCATTATCAAGTAAACTTTCTAAAGGAACTCCAGCACAATATTTTGTTCAAAGATTCGTGGACAAAACAACTGTAACTCTTTATCCAACACCAGATTCAACAAATGCATCAAAAGACGTTCACATGTTTTTTGTAAAAAGAATTCAAGATGCAGATGCAACTTACACAGATGCAACAGATGTTCCATACAGATTTGTACCTTGTATGTGTTCAGGTCTAGCTTTTTATTTAGCACAAAAATTTAACCCACAATTAGTACAACAAATGAAATTGTTGTATGAAGACGAGTTAACACGAGCATTAGCAGAAGATGGTTCTTCATCTAGTACTTATATAACTCCGAAGAATTACTATCCAAACATATAGGAGGAAATTATGACACTTAAAACATTAGGAATGGGAATAGCAAAATTAGTTACAAAGAAAGCAAAAGTAGTAAAAAAAGAATTTGTAAGTCCAAAAACTAATATACCATTGTATGTTGCTGGTGCAACTATATCGGGATTAACGCACCTAAAACATAAGATTAAAAAGAAAAAGAAGGATAAGGATAAAGAATAATGGCATACGCAAGAGGAAAATACGCACAGGCAATATCAGACCGATCAGGAATGGCTTTTCCATACAATGAAATGGTCAGAGAATGGAATGGTATGTTTGTTCATAAATCTGAATTTGAAAATAAACAACCTCAATTAGAGCCAAGACCTCATGGTGGAGATGCTCAAGGTTTACAAAACATAAGATCAGATAGAACAGAAAATGCTGTAGCACAGTTATTACCACATGATCCGTTTACCACGTACGCGGCTTCATCAGGCATTATAAATGTTTATGCGCCAGATCATGGGTTGACAAATGGATCAACGTACAGATTTAGAGGAGCACCAACAACTTCAGGCACTTATGGTGATCCTGGTAGTTTTGATGGTATAGCAGGATCAAATATTGCATATGCTTCAGGTTATGCTATTACTACAGGTAAGTATGTTAGCGGTGATAGAGACACGGATTTTACAACAGATTGGTTTTATTTTACAGTTAACACAAACACTGCAACAGCAGGTAGCGTGAAAGGAGGAGGGTTTCCGGTTTCAATAGGACCAGTAACTCTTAGTGCATAATGGCAGGATTTACATATTCAACACTTACAACAGCAATTCAGAATTATACTGAAGTCGGAACAGGTGTACTTTCAAGTACAATTACAGATCAATTTATAGATAATTCAGAACTTAGAATTCAAAGAGATGTTCCAATTGATGCAGATCGAAAAGAAATGATAGGAAATTTAACAGCTTCAAAAGACAATGTTTATGCTCCTGCGGGAACTTTATTTGTTAGAGGAATACAGGTTTATACTTCAACGACAGCAGCAACTGGTGCTAATAGCTGGCTAGAAAAGAAAGATATTAGTTTTTTAAGAGAATATGATGCAGCTGAAACAACTACTGGCACACCAAAATATTATGCTATGTCAGGAGGAGCAGAGGGAAGTGGTGCAACTTCTTCAGGAAGAATTACAATTGTTCCAACACCTTCTTCAGCTTTTATGTACAAAATTCAGTATAATGCTAGACCAACAGGATTGAGTTCAGCAAATACGACAACTTATTTAAGTCTTAATTTTGGAAATGGACTTTTATATGCATGTCTAGTGGAAGCATTTAGCTATTTAAAAGGCCCAACAGATATGCTACAATTATACGAACAAAAATATCAAACCGAAGTACAAAAATTCGGTGGAGAACAACTAGGTAGAAGAAGAAGAGACGACTATACAGATGGCGAACCTCGTATACCCGTTCCTCAACAGACACCTTAAGGAATAAAATATGGCAACACTAACAGTATCAGTAAAAGAAGCAATCACTCTCAACAACATAGATTATGGATCGGAAAGATCTTTAGATATTTCTAGTGTTAATGAAATTACAAAAAGAGTTGTAACTGCTTCAACAACAGAATGTGGATTAATAGGATTTATATCAGCAATCAGTGGTGTAGGTGTAACAGCTAATAAAGTTGGTTATGTTGCAGGAATGTTTGATGATGGTGATGTTAGATATATTAGAATTACAAATTTAGATTCATCGAATCATATTGTGTTAACTTTTAGAGATGAAGATAACACAGAATTTAAAATGAAAGTAGATGCAGGTCACTCGTTTATTTATCCTGGTGATAATAGTGGTGGAGTTAAAGATACTATGCATGCAGCTGGTTCTGCAATTACAGTATCATTAAACGATTTAGTTGATATCACAGCACTTGCTGATACAGCAGCATGTGATGTTGAGGTATTTGTAGGGAGCGCTTAATGGCATCGAGTTATACGGGTCTTGGTACAGAGTTAATGACAACCGGCGAGAACGCCGGTACATGGGGATCAACAACCAATACCAATTTACAAATCATTGAACAAATTTCTGGTGGTTATACTGAACAAGACATTGCGGGTGGAGCTGATACAACAACACTATCTGTTTCTGATGGATCAACAGGTGCAGTTCTTGCACATAGAGTTATAGAATTTACTGGAACGATTACTGGAAACCAAGTTGTAACAGTTCCTTTGGATGTTCAAACTTTCTATATAATGAAAAATAATACATCCGGGGCTTATACAGTTCAATTTAAATATGTTTCTGGTTCAGGATCTAGTGTTACGTGGGCCGCTACTGATAAAGGAACAAAACTTATTTATGCTACGGCTGATGATGGCACTAATCCAAATCTGGTTGATTCAAATATTGGTGGAGTAGGTGCATATGATTTAGATGGTAATGAATTAACTCTTGATGCGGATTCCGATACCAGCATTACAGCAAGTACCGATGATCAAATTGATATTGAA